CCCCAGGCGCTACGCCCCTCCGTGGCCGGATCGAGGAATTTCCGCACGACCTCATAGAGGGGATTGGTCCTGCCCGGCTCCAACCGTGCCACGTAGCCCGCCGTATGCCCCGCCCAGGCCTCCGTGATCACCGTGGCCCCGGGCTGGTCGAGGTCGGCTATCCAGTTCATTCTCGCCAGGTGGAATGTCGCCATGCTGGCACTCCCCAAAGAGCTAAGAGCGAAGAGCTAAGAGCAGAGAGCCAAGAGACTAGAATCTGTGTCTCCGCTCTCGGCTCTCCGCTCTTTGCGCCCAAAATACCCCGCTCCGGCCGGCGGGTGATGAGGCGGGGACAGCGACCCGGCGCGGAGCGGGGCAACGGGCGACCGGCGACCGGTGGCGTGCATCGCCGGCCATGGGGCCGGACCGTCCGGCCCCGAAAAAGGTAAGGGTGTAGCGGGGCCGGCCCGCTCGGCGGAATGGCCGCCGTGAGCATCCAGGGGCCGCGCGGCGTATCGGCCCACTTGGCCGCGCGGATCGAGGGCCGCGGCGGGCACGCGACCCCAAGCCACCACAGCCCAATCCACCAGTTGCCTTCTAACTCCTTCCCCGAAGCTCGGCCTCGGCAAATTCCTCCAGCACCCTCGCGCCAGCCAATGCCCTCGATACCGCCTGGGTGTAGTGGGCTCGGGTAACCCACTCGGAAGCATGGCCCAATGTCTCGCGGGCCACCGCCGGATCGCGGCAATAGAGGTAGTCGCCGGCGACTCGCCGGCATGAGTGGAATCCGGCCCCACGCCGAGCCTCCGCCGGCAGGCCGGCGCAGTTCATGATCCGTTGGAACTCCTCGTGTAACGGCCGCCAATTCGGTTCCTCTCCGCGGATGCGATAGGGCCAGGGAAACACGATGTCTCCGGTAGGCATGGCGGCAATTGCGTCGCGGACCAGACGGTTCGCATAGATCAAGGTGCGGCGACGGGATTTGACGGCCCAGGCCGGTATGTCCAGAATCCATTGTCCCGGCGAGGCTTCGCGCAGCCATGATCTTTCCAAGGCCAGAATTGTCCGCCGGCGGAGCCCCGAACCCGTCGCCACGTCCAATGCGCACCGCCACCATTGACAGGCCGATACCTCGTCCAATCGCGGCCGACGAGCGTATCGACATGCCTCCCAGACCGCACGGCGCTGTTCGGGGGTCCAAATCGGCCGGCTCGTGCCCTCGGGATCGTTCTCCCGCCTTCTGGATTCCGACAATTGCGGCGCCGAACGTGGCCAGAGGCCCTGCAACTTTCCACGCAGATAGATCGGCGTGAATCCGAACAGTCCCAGGTCCCATGGGCCACTGCGCCGGCCATTCTTGGGCCCCGCAAAGTTCAAGAGCATCTGCACATGGCGCATGTCCCGGGCAATCGAGGCCTGCGCCCGACCCGATTCGGCCAAGTATCCTGGGAATGCAAGGGCCTCTGAGAGCCGGAGTTCGCAGAGCGGCGGGTCCCCCGTGGCTTCCGCCCATCGCCTGGCGGCCAGTCGGTAGAGATAGGCGCTCTCTTTGGAGAGCCTGCGCCGGCTCAGATAGATTTCCAGCACATCGGTCAATCGTAGGGCCGGCGCGCCGCCCCGTTCGACAGGGATTTCCTCTGATCCGGATGGGTTTTCGCGGCTGGGCACGAAGAGACGAAGCCGACTCGTAGCACTCATGGCCGAACTCCTGGGCCAGTCGGCCATCGTGCCCCTGGCGGGCAGCCTCCCTGCGGGCCGCCGGCCCGCTGCTCCAACGAAGCGAAGAGCAAAGAGCGAAGAGCCTGGAGCCGAACTCTCTGCTCTCGGCTCTCTGCTCTCCGCTATTCAAGTATGGCATCCCGAGCGGGGCGCGCCGCAGAAAGGCCCCCGGCCAGGTCGCTTGCCTGGGCAGCCGGGTCCCATCCTGGACCAATAGCAGCGGGCCTGGCTCGGGGGCGAAGACCAATTGGCAGGCAAGCGGGCTGCCCATGGGCGGGGCGTCCGTGTCGGCGGCAGGTGGCCAAAGGCCCTTCGGTCCGCTGGTTCGCCAGCGCGCCTAGAGGGCCAAAGGCACCCGCCTGGGCTAAGGGAGCACCCCGGGGCAGCCACAGCGGCGGCCATGAGATGCTCGGACTGTCATCCAATGTAACATACCTATTCCAAATTGCAAGATGAAAAAAAGGCGAATTCAGAAGAATTCGCCTAAGGTCTTCCACCGTTAGGACTTGCGCCGCCTGAAATTCGGATTGCCGACCGGCGGCGGCTGAAACCGTTCCACCTCTGACCGCAGGAACAATCTCACGCCGCCCTTCCAGACTGGCTTCAGAAATCCTTGTCTGACGTAGCGGGTCAATGCGCTGAGTTCTCTCCGCAAGATTCTGGCGGCCTCTTGCGCCGTGATGTATTCGTCAATGTCTGGCATCGTAACCATGCCCTCATTCTACTACAGCTCTTGCGATTTGCAAGGAGCCGAGCACTGGACCGTATATCCAGTGCAAACCCGCCAGGGGTATGCCAATCCCCGCGGCGGTAGTGGACAGGGCCGGGATCGAACCGGCGACACCTGGATTTTCAGTCCAATGCCGGCCACAGATAGCCCCTAAGTTGCCCGAGCGGCGACTGCTCTCCCCTTCAGCGCCCACCGGTCCGCAGGGCGCCCGTCCGCGTGGTGGCGGTTTTTGGTGGCCAGTCACTCGCGGATCACCGGTAGCCAGCCAGTTACCGGTCGGCAGTAGCCGGGCGGAAAGCTCGGACCGGGCTCGTTGGAATGGCCGCAGAAATCTGCGGCCATTCTGCGGCCATTGCCGCAGTGGCCGTTAGACATGTCCCCTACTGGGTGGTACCGTCCGACCAACAAGTGTGCCCGCTCTGCATAGCTGCGGGTCCGGCTAGGAATCCGGTTGACATTCTCTGCTTGTTGCTGAAAGATTGCAGGGGGAACGCCATTGCCAGCAATTGCCACGGAGGGTAGGATCGGCTGCTTTTCTGCGAGTTCCGTGGCCCGCTATGTGGGGATCTGCCGATGAGCGAGTTTGACGACATCGCACGTTTGCTGGAGCCTTACAGTCTCCCAGCGGCTGAAACGTGGAAGAAAGAGCACGCTGTGGCGATGCGAGCTTACCGTCTGGAAGATGCCATTGCGGCGGGATTGATGTTGCACCAATTGATCCACCGGCACTTCGCGCGGTGGCGAGACTTCGTGGCCGACCGAAGCGTCCCTTTCTCATGGGATGCCGCGCGGGAGTGGTCTGGCTTGTTTCAATGGTGGCTCTCCATCAGTCAGACGTTACTTGAAGCGATCGCGGAATGCGAAGCCCAGGGCCACATCATCGAAAAGGCCCAGGATTTTCGGCGAGCGGTTGCCGAGACACAGATGCTTCCTTTGAACGTTGACGCTGTCCGCGAAGACGTGGAGGCTTTGGAGGCAGGCCATGGGATTCTGATGGGGAGAGCGATGGATGAGCTACGCAATCGTCTTCGGGCAGAACGCGCTCCGTGACATTCCGCAAGATATCCCCGAAGATCTGGTGGGCGTGCTGGAATCGGGACTCGAAAAACTCAAGAAAGATCCCGTCGGCCTTTCCCAGCGGGCTTGGCCAGTAGGCCCCTGGGGAGGACAGAAGTACCGTATCTGTGGGCACTACCAGGGGAGGGAGTTCGCGTTCGATGTCTTCTTCTACTATAGGGACAATGAATCGGAAATCCGGGTGTACCACGTAGGCTTCGCCTGGTTGTCATAGGCTACTATAGCGGAGAGCGAAGAGTTAAGGGCAGAGAGAGGGACTCCAGGTTCTTGGCTCTCCGTTTTTCTTGTTCCCCGCGGCAGTCGGGATTACGCTAGAAGTTCAGGCGGGCTAGGGTGAATTCACGAAAACCGTGGACCTGGCACGGCTGCCCGCCCCGTGTGTCTCCAGGGGCACTTGCCAGGGCATCGCCATGTCTTGCCCGCCTCCGCCTCCGCCCGTCCCGATCGGCCCGTCTGGGCCCTTCGGGGGAAAGTTGCCCCCTTTTAGGCCTGTCCGCCAAGTGCCGCCAGCGGCGTTCTGGGGGTTCGTGCTCCTTGCCATTTGCCTGATCCTCGTGGCCTTCATTGCCCTGTCACCCGATAGGAAGGGGAACACCGCGACGGCGCCGCCCGCTCGTCCGACTGTGTGGGAAGTGGACGCCAGGGCGGTTTTAGTCGCCCTGGTGGTGCTGGGGATGATGACCGCCGTGACGGCTAGTCTAGCAGTCTGCAAGCACTTCCGGATCGCGCTGCAATGGGGGGCGGGTCTGGTGGCGGGCGTCGTGCTGGGGACATTCGTGACCTATTTCGTGATGCTGGTCGTCCATTATTTTTTGGCCGTCCTGGAGCACGCCCGCCTGCATTAGGCGCCCCACACCTGGCGAGCGATCCAGGCGTAGGTCGGCTTCAATCCGACGGCCAGCGGGGTGGCCGGTTCCCAGCCGGTCATCTCCCGTAGGAGGGTATTGTCGCTATTGCGCCCGGCCACTCCGCGGGGGGCATCCGTGCGCCAGATGCGGGGCAGGGGCTGGTCCAGGCCGGCCGCCTGTTCGACGAGTTCCACCAGGCGGTTGATCGTCACGCATTCGCTGGACCCGAGATTGACCGGCGTGGCGATCAGGCGATCGCACTGCGTGATGCGTTGGATGCCTTCCAGGCAATCGCCGATCCAGAGGAAGCTGCGGGTCTGTGTGCCGTCGCCCCAGATCTCGATTCCCGGCGGGCTGCTGGCCGCTTCGTGCTCCCTGCGGCGCAGGGCCTCGGCCACCTTGCGGCAGATGGCGGCCGGGGCTTTTTCGCGGCCGTCGTTCCAAGAGCCGTGGGGGCCGTATACGTTGTGGAAGCGGGCGATGAAGGTTTTCAGGCCGCGGTCGTGCCAGTATTCCTGGCAGAACATTTCGCCCAGGAGTTTTTCCCAGCCGTAGCCCCGCTCGCACAGCGCGGGGTAGGCTTGTTCCTCCTTGAGGGCCCGGACGGCCGGGTCTTGCTGCAAGGTAGTAGGATAGACGCAGGCCGAACTGGCATAGAAGAACGATTCCGCACCGGCCCGCCAGGCGGACTCCAGGAGGTGGGCCGTGATGAGGATATTCCGCAGGCAGGCGACGTGCTGGTGGCTGATGAAGCCGATGCCGCCCATGTCAGCGGCCAGGTGGTAGACTTCTTGGACGCCCTCGCAGGCGCGATGGCAGTTTTCGGGGACCGCCAGATCCAGGCACAGGGATTCGGCCCGTAGGTCCCGTTGCCACCATTGGGGCAGCGGTTTCTTGTCCGCGGCTCGGACATACCAGCCGCGGTCGGCCAGATACCGGACCAGATGGCCGCCGATGAATCCTCCGGCCCCGGCTACCAAGCAGCGTCTCTGTGTCATGGCCTGTGTCGAAGAGCAGAGAGCAGAGAGCGAAGAGCGGAGAGCAGAGAGCTAAGACACAGATTCTAGGCTCTTCGCTCTACGCTCTCTGCTCTCCGCTCTTTGCTCTTGGCTTTTCGCTCCTTTTCTGGGGTTTATCAATTCACCACCGCAATGCTGGGACACCCATCGTCCCGGGTGATATACGCGATCCGCCGGCCCGTGCGAGCCAGCCACTCATTGACCGCCTGGTAGACCGGGCAGCCGGGCTGGTAATCGTGGGCCATGATCCAGCCGCCCGGGCGGACAACCCGTTGGAGTTGGGCCAGTTCGGCTAGGGTGGCCTGGTATTCGTGGGAACTGTCCAGGTAGGCAGCATCCAGACTCCCCTCGGCCATTTGCCGCAATACCTCGACGCTGTCCCCGCGGTGGAGGCGCACGGCGGGTTGATCGGCGAACTCGTCCAGCAGCTCGCGATAGACGCTTTTCATATCGAGGATGGTCACGACGTTCCGGCCATCCTTGTCGCCGGAGCTAGCCGATCCCCTCCAGAGGTCCACCAGGTGCAATTCGGCCGGACGGCAGCGGAGGAGGATCACTCGGGCGAAATCCCCACGGAACACGCCGATTTCGGCCACGCGGCTGCCGGCGGGGATCAGATCGAGCAATTCCTCTCGGGTCGGCACGGTCTGTGGGGCGGCGTGCCAGCGGGCGGCCAGGTAGCTGTCGCGGTCCTCGCCGTGGTGGTGGTTGTCCTCATAGATGTGCTCGCCCACGAAGCGCCCGTTCTCCCAGCTTCGACAGGGGAAGGGGAGAAGGTACCCGCCATGGCCGTACATATCCCCCAGATCCGTGTGCACCAGGGTCTGGTCTTTTACTTGGGGCCAAAGGAGTTCACGCAACATGGCTTCATCGGAGCCGTAATGGTCGCCGTGTCCCGTGGTGCGCCAGCGGGCGATGAGCCCTGCCATGTCCTGCACAGCCGCCCGCTGGCCGCCAAAGCAACATCCCATGATCGGTTGCTTGTGCCCCGGGTGATCCCGCACGGTATGCAGGGGCAATCCCGAGGCGATCCACTGGTCGACGGCCAGGCGTTCGCGGTAAGTGAGCCGGCTGTCGCAGTCGCGGATGCCCCAGCGGACGAAGCCAGGTTCGTCGGCGGCCAGCAGCCGCCAAAAGAGGCCGCCGTGCCAGCCGGGCCAGCGGGGCGCCTCGAGGACTTCGGCGCCGGCGGCCCGGAGGGCCTCGAGCGTTTCCGGTGATACCGAGTCGTCCACCCAGAAGCGGGCGGTCCATTCGGGGTAGAGCCAGCGCGCGAGTTTCGCGTTTTCGACCGCGCCGGCCAGATAGCGGACCTGGTCGCCCCAGAGGCTCCAGCTCAACAGCCCCCCGCGCTGGTGGCGGCCGGCCGGCAGGCGCACATCCCGGAGTCGCTGGTAGGGGACGTGGGGATGGTGGGGGCCGGGCACCATGGAGAGGTTATTCCGATACGGCGATTGGTGCACGTGGTGGACCCGCACGTCGAAGGGGCAATTCAGCAGGGCATAGTCGTTGTGCCGTAGGACCCAGGCGATCCGCCAATCGCAACCGAAGGTGCCCAGGTAAACATCCGTGGGGTCGGTCAGGGGCCGCACAGGTCCCTGGAAGATCCAGCAGTCCTGGGAGTTGTCGCCGGCCAAGGTATCGCTTTCGCCTTCCCAGCGGGACAAGGCCACGCAGACGCTGAACAGATCGAGGTCCTTCAGGGCCTGGAGACTTTCGTCGAACCATATATCGCTATTGGCCACGATGTTCAGGTCCCAGGGGGTCGTCGTGCAGGCATTGACCGCGGCGAAGAGGTCGCGGTAGGTGGCCCGCTCGGCGGAGAAATCCACCCAGAGGAGTTTGGCTCGCAAGCGGGGATGGTCGAATGACGGACGTTCGTCCGGCCGGGCCAGGGCGATGATTCGGTCTATGGCCGGGCAATCCAAGTTCCGCCGCAGGCACAGCTCGATCTCCGCCTGTCGGTCGGCGGCCGGCGGCCGCCACCAGTGAAGGTACAGGGTGGTCAGGGGCGTATCGGTGCGGTCGGGGAGGTGTCGGGGAAACTCCATCACGGGCTGCTCCCTCCAGCGATCACAGGGGGGCAAGTATCCCAAGAGCCGCAGGGCATAGCGTGCCTGGGCCCAGCGCTCGCAGAACTGTCCGTCGGGGCGGGTGGTCTCCCGCCGGCAGTACGGAAGCGCGGCGTCCCGGCAGACATACTGCGGGCAATTCCGGCAGGTCGCTTTGCGGCGCTCCAGTACATCGGCGTCCACAAGTCGATGGCCCCCAGGGGGCGGTTGTCCGTAGTTCCTCCTTACGGAGCGAAGAGCAGAGAGCGTAGAGCAGAGAGACCGGAATCTGTGTCTTGGCTCTTCGCTCTCCGCTTGCCGCTCTTCGCTCTCCGCTTGCCGCTTATTGGCCTGTCTTTTGCCACTGCGCGATGGCATCGTCCACGGACCGGGCGCGGATGGGGATTACCGGGTCGGCCGTGGCCCGGGCCAAGAGGGTCTCGTCGATCTCGGGGTGCCAGACGGCCAGGATCTTTCCGTCTCGGACCGCCTCGCGCCGTAGCTCGATGCACCATTTGGCCAATTCCCCCACGCGCTGGTCCGGCGGGGTCTCTGGTCCCATGATCCGCTCCAGCCCGCGGTCGATGCCGGTCTCGGGGTTGCGCCAGTAGCCGATATGCCAGCCCAGTTCCAACAGCCGCTCCACCACCGGGCGCGGGGCGTCCAGCAAGACGATGGGCAACAGTCGCACCGTGGCCGAACCCGCAAGGGCCTGGCGGAGCGACTCGGGCAGTTGGGCTTCGGCCGCCTCGATGGAATCGGCTTCGACGAGCATCACGGGACCCGACCAGGCGGCCTGGACCATCTCCAATCTGGCCTCGGGGTGCCATAGGGTGCAGACCATGCCTCCGCCGGTGCATTCCCACTGTACGGTGTGGATCCAGCGGTGGAGGCGATCCCGGCTCTCGGCCGGCGGCAGTCCCGGCTCGAAGCATTGGATCAAACCCAGGTCCAAGCCCGTAGCCGGATCGCGTTCCATGCCGCTGTGCCAGCCTCGGTCTCTGAGGGCCTCCATCACCAGGCGAGGGGCGCGGAGGATCACCACGGGTTCCTGGCCCGAGGGGGGGAGCCACCATTCCTTGGGCTTTTCGGCGCCCCGGATATCGGAGCGGCCGCCGGCCTGGCCCACCAGCCAGCGGCTGGGGGCATAAACCAAAAACTGGTGCTGCCAATCTCGCATCAGCCAATCGATATGCACGGTGGCGTTGCCCCAGCGTTGTTGCAGGCAGCGGAGGTATCGGCCTCGGGCGGCGTAGGCGTGGGTCCGCTGGGCGTTGCGCACGCGGACCACACCCTCGCGCACCGGTACGGGCGGCACGTGATGCTGGCCACCGAGCATGATCCCTTCCCAATCGTCGGGCACCCGCGCCAAGAACTCCTGGACGGTCGGGCCGAAATCGGGCCGGAAATCCGCATCGTCTTCCAGGATCAGCACGGAGGGGACATCCTCCATGAGGCAATCCTGGAGGATGCGGAGGTGGCTCATCCGGCAACCATAGGCCCCGCCGCCCTGGGTGAACTCCGGGGGCACGCCGACTTTGTCGCCTTCGATGGCCGGATAGACGATCGGTTGCCCAAAGGGCCACTGGCAGGCTTTCAGCCGTTCCCAGAAGGCCCGCAGGCGGTCGGGCCTGCGGCGGAGGTTGATGACGTATACCCGCTCGAACTGGATCATGGTCTCTTGCTCCCTGCTTTCTGCTTTCTGCTCTTCGCTCCCTGCGCATTAGGGGCACGACACGCCGAACATGCCCACCAGGGCGCCGCTGCCGGTGGTGATGGTCCGCAAGTTCTGCGAGTTGTACGCGGGGCTCATGTAGGCGCTGTTGGTGGGCACATAGGGCGGACCCCCATCGGGTCCGTAGTAGGTATCTCCGTCGCCATGATTGAACGTCCAATTGCCGGCGAAACTGAACAATCGGACGGCGATGGCGTTGGGGGGAATGGGGATGCTCACCGGGCGAAAGCTGCTCATGGGCATCTCGCCCCAGGGCCCAATGGCGTTGTCCGGGGCGTAAGCGAAGAACAAGCAGCACGTGGCCCCTACGCCGACGTTGTTGTCCGCACCGAAATTCTGGCCCGGATAGATCCAGCGGTAGAAACCGTACACGCTGCCAGCGTTGTTGTTCCATTGGTAGCCGTCGTGGAACCCGAGATAAAGCCGGGTGGCCCAGCACGGGATTTCGTAGATACCGCCCGCGGCTCCGATGAAGAATTCCTGGCCCTCCGGGGCCGGGCAGGCCGCGCCCGAGGTGTCGCAACTGGCGCTGGCCGAGGAGCTGGCCGACGCGCTGGACGCGCTGGACCCGCTGGAACTGGCGCTAGAGCGGGACGAACTCGACCCGCTGGGGCTGCCGGAGGAAGAACTCTCCCAGCCGGTCCAGGGGGGCCAGACGATGCCCCCATCGCTGCCGGAGCCACTGGCCGAGAGCGACTGGCTCTGGGATGACGAGCGGCTGGACGACGAAGGGCTGGACGACGATTTCGGCCCGGCGGACGGGCTGCCCGAGCCGCTGGCGCTGGCCGAACCAGAGGCCGAGGGACTTCCGCTTGTGCTGCCCGAAGCACTGGCGCTGGCCGAGCCGGACGGGCTGCCCGAGCCGCTGGCGCTGGCCGAGCCGGACGGGCTGCCCGAGCCGCTGGCGCTGGCCGAGCCGGAGGATCGGGATTCCGACGAACTGGCTGAGGACGATTCCGCCGATTGGCTGCTTTGGGAAGGACTTCCGCTGGAGGAACTGGCCGAGGACCCACTGCTCGACGAGGAACTGGAGCTGCTGGAGGAGGAACTGCTCGACGAGACGCGGACCGGGGGATCGTCGTGGATGGGGAATTCGACCGGGTGGCAGTCGGGAGGCATCGAGGCCACCAGGCACTTGGGCCAATATCCCCCGTCACGGGCCTCGGCCATGTACCAGACCCAATCGTCATAGGCGGTGGGGACCCAGTGGGCATCGGGGGTACGGCTCAAGAGGTAAGTGGGTTGCGTGTCATGCCACTCGGCCACGAGGTCCGCCAGATACTCGACCACCAGGCCGGTCATATCAAGATTGAGGATTTCTCCGGAGGGCCGCATTTTCACGGGGTGGGTGCAGGCGAGGTGTTTGTGCTTGCGGCCCTGGGTGTCCCTCACGAATTCCAGGCTGTAGCGCTTGCCGCTGGGGTCCATGCGCCAGGCGCTCTGTCCCTGATCGTATTCGTAATAGAGCAGGATAGGCAGGGAGACGGTTACGCCTCGCAGCTTCTGGTTAGGGGTGGCCGGCAGGCTGGCGAGTCCCCCCACCGCCACAGCGGCGTCGTTCTGGGCCAGACCCCCGCCGGCGTCGAGGATCGTCTGAGCCAGGTAATATTGGTCGACGGGATGGTAGATGATGCGTTTTCCCAGACAAGCGGCGATGGCATCCAGGGCCAGCCCCGCCGGCAGATCGCGGAACCATTCCCGTCCCGGCCAGACCTGGCAGAGGTCGGTCCAGGGGATATCCTCCCGGGTGCTCATCCGCACCCGGTCGGCAAAGGGCAACTGGGCGACCAACAGGGCCCAATTGGTGCCGGGATAAAACGGATCGGGTTCCCCGGGGTCCAGGTGGGCGGCCAGTTGGCTCTCGCGGAAGCGGGCATCCGTATAGACCGCCAGGCAGAGGTCTTCGGTGGCGCGAAACGCGACGAGCGGTTCGAGCGGGATGTACCAGGGGTCTTCCGCCGTGCCCACATTCCAGCGGATATCATAGGGGCTGTAGGCCTGCCAGGCCGACCACTCCAGCCAGAACAGCCCGATGGACCAGCGGCTGGCGCCCGTGGGTATCCAGACGCTGTTGGGGATCCAGGCGGGCGGCAGGTGGCTCCACGGATAGACGGGAAATCCCGTCTGGTCGTCACTCAGGCTTCCCCCCAGGACGCGGCGATTGTTGCTTAAAATCTCGTCGAAAAAGATCGCCGTCCTGGGGCGATGGACACCCGCCGTCCGATAGGCCTCTGGGCCAAAGAGGCTGGCCATCTGCAGGGGCAGCCAATGGTCCAAAAACTCTGCCAGCCGGCCATCGCGGTCCGGATATAACAGAGGCACGTCGGCGCCCAACTCCGCTTGCGGCACAGCGCGCGTCCTCCGCTAGTCCCAGTCGAATCGCACGGCGAAGTCCAATTCCTGCCAGGCGATATGCGCCTCGGGGGCGTAGTGGATTTCCGAGGCGAATCGCAGCTCCAAGGCATCCCGCACCAGGGGCGTAGGGCCCGAGAAGAGCATCCGGCCGGCCAGGGCCCGGGCCACACGGCGTTTGGCCTCCGCCAGTCCTCGGGTGGCATCCAGAATCAGGGCCTCTGCGTGGTCCACGGGATCCAGGGCGATCCGCGTGTAGATCGTTACGGTAATCACCAGTTCTTCGACCAATTGCTGGCCGAAGGCCTGCTCTTCCAGAGGGTATTGGGAGCGTCCCGGGGTGACCGTAAGCACCCAGTCGCCGGCGCGGGGCACCTTGGGTGGCTCGCTATGGCTCAGGGCGAGGAACGCGGTACGCTCGCCCAACTGCAACTCGCTGCGCAGCCGATCCAGGATCGCTTGGAGAATATCGGATTCGCGTGCCATTAGGTTTTCTGCGCTTTGCGGCCGCCATCCGCATGGATGGTTTGCGCCAGGGTCTCGATGGCCTGAGACAGCCGTTCTACGTGCGCGGCGTGCTGTTGGCGCTCGGCCAGGGCCTCTGCCCGGATCGCGGCGGTCTCCTCCCGGAATTCCCGGACCAGATTGGGCATGGCGACCCGAACGTAGTACACGCAGATATACGCCATGACGCCGAGGGGGACCCCCACCAGGCCCAGGCTTTCGAGTATCGTTTTCAGCACGCCCGGATCGACATCCATGGTCCGCTCCTTAGGGCAGGGAGCATGGGGCAGGGGGCACGGAGCACGGGGCAGGGGGATTTCCTCCCCGCTCCCTGCTCCCTGCTCCCCGCTCCCTGCTCCCTGCTCCCCGCTCCCTGCTCCCTGCTACTATGCTCCTAGGCCTGGGAGATCGCCCGCACGCCGTAGGCCTCGTCGGGTATGCCGCGCGTGCCCTGAAGGCGAATCACATCGTCCTCCCCGTGGGAATTCCGTAGCACCCACACCACCCCCCCGGATGACCATTCCAATGCCACGCATTCCAGCGCATGGCCCCACCAGTTATAGGCCACATAGAGCGGGCGGCCCGTGCGGAGGATGGCCAGACATTGGCCAATGAAGGGCTCGGTTCCGGCCTGGCGGCGAGTGTCCCACCATTCCAGCGGCCGGTACAACCGTGCCGCCTCCTCCCACCCGCTTTTGAAACGGCTGGGCGAAATCGACAGGTCCGGCACATACTCAGCGGGTGCAATGCCGCGCTGCCGGGCCCCCTCGATCGCGCCGTCGAGGTAATACCCCTGATTCCGCCAGCCCACCAGCCAGCCGAGGCTCGTGGGGGCCAGCCGCACCGGCTTCTGCGCTTCCGCCTCGCGGGCGTCCATCACCGCGGCCGAGAGCCCGTAGGCCCAGCAATATCCCAGGCCATCCTGGTTCCAACCCGCGCTAAACACGCCGCTGGCCCGCTGGTGGTACAGCGCGAACGTCTGTTGCGCGTGGCACTCTTGAATGACGGATTGCCAGTCGGCCTTCGGGATGATCCGATCCGGATAGTCCTCGATCGGCACCAGCCCGATGGCCTGCGCTTCGGGGCTGCCATAGCGCGTGCGCCGAGGGAATATCTGCGGAGAGCCGTCCTCCGTGCGTGGCCCGCCCACGAGCAGATGCCAATTGTCGTCGCCGTAAATCCGGGTCATCTTACCACCTCCTGGGCAAAGGGCACGTGCCGCCGGGGCACGAGGGGTTCGCGGGGGCGGTTCCCGAATGGGGAACCTGTGGTGCCCATGTGCCTGGCGACTTCTGGAGCGCTTGGAGCGTATCGTCGATATTGGCGGGCAGGGGGATGGCCTCGATCTGTCCGCCTGCCAGAGGGGCCCTCAATAGCAGGGGAGGGGATTTTCCGCTGGCGGCAGCAAAGAAAGGTCGCAGGCGGTCGCTGGGGGGCGTATCGCGGTCTACGATGGCTACCAGCTGGTGTCCGGCCGCTTGGAGTGCGGCCCGGAACTTGCGGCTGGCCACGATTTCCAGCTGTCCGCTGGGCAGATCGTCGAGATTGCCCGACTCGATCAAGATCACCACTTGGTATTTCTGGTCCGGCCGCGGTTCCGGTTCGGGGGGTTTGGGCTCAGGCCCGGGGGGCTTGTCGCCGATGGTGACCACCAAACGCCACTGGGCGACCCTTTTTTCTGCCCAGTGGACCGAGATCACCCGGAGCGTGTAGCGGCCGGGGGGCGCCGTCCATAGCACCCCCAGGCCGTCGCTGGAGACCCGCCATTGGCTGAACGGCTGCAGGGCCGGTTCGATGTCCCACACTCCCGATTCCCAATCGCCCGATAGCCGATGTTCCAGGATCGTATAAGGCGGGGCCTGGGACGGTCCATCGATCCCCTGGTTAGGCCCGGCGGCCCATCCGGGGCAGGCCAAGAGCAGAGAGCAGAGAGCGTAGAGCAGAGAGACCAGAATCTGTGTCTTGGCTCTTCGCTCTCCGCTTGCCGCTTGCCGCTCTCCGCTTGCCGCTTGCCGCTTGCCGCTTGCCACTGTCATGGGTCAGACTCCCAGGGCTAAGGTCTCGAATTTCTGTCGCAGCGCCAGTTCCAGGTCGCTATCCGCCAGATCCGCGTAGGGTCTCGGGGTAGCCGCTGCGGGCGGTTGCTGGCGCAATAGCAACTCCAGGAGCATGGACCAGGCCTCGCTTTGGACGAAGGCGATGGCTGCTTGGATCACCAGATCGTCCCAGAGCGAGGGCGTCTGGCCGGCCGCCTGAGCCAGCGCCTCCAGGGCCCGGAGCATGGCCTGGCGGAGCATTTCCGCATCCAGGTGCAGCTTGAGGTTGGCGGCCAGTCCCCGGAGCAATTCCAGCACTTTGCGAAACAGCATCCCAGGTCTCCTTCTCGGTTAGTGGATCACGGAATCGGGTATCAGTGTCGTGCCGGCGCGCGGCAACGACAGGTTGTATTGGTCCAGGCCGAAGACGCGGTGGGTCCATTCCAGGACCTTTCCGGCGCGATCGTTCGTAAAACTGAGCGTCCAGCGGTCGCCCGGGCGCACGGGGCGCTGGGGCCGGAAGATGCCCAGGTAGGGGCCGCCCGTGTAAAGCGGCAGCAGGGGCCCGAGGAACAGGTCATCCAGATACACCGCGGTGCCCGATGCCCAGGCCGACGTGGCCCGGATCTCGATCCAGAGGGTGCCGGCGTATTCGGGGCGTACGCGCCATGCCATCCCCAAGCCGAGATGGTTGGCCTCCGGCACGCTGGCCGCATTGACCGCCAGGGCGTTGGACGTGCCGGCGGGCGAGCTGGTGACGTTGCCCGCCAGGCCATCGACCAGGGCGATCCGCAGGGCACCGCCCGGGGTAGACCCGGACCGCCGGACCCAGACATGCAGGGCGTAGACCTGCCCTGCCTGGACATTGACAGGGGCATAAAGCACCGGCAGGGTCGCCCCGTCACTGGTGATCTTGAGGCTGCGGCCCCGGAAAGAACCGGGTTCTCCGGGGCGCGGGGTCGCGTGCGTGATCTGCGGGGCGGTGCCGCCGGTCAGCGCGTTGATCGAGGCCAGTTGGGCCACATCTCCCCCGAGGCCCTCGAAGGTGATGGCGTGCGTAAAATTCGGGCTGGTCCCGGTGGTCAGGACGGTGACCTCGGCCAGGTCCGGGATTTCGCGCAGCGCGCGGGTTACCTCGGCCTGGGCGGCGTTGTAGTTCAGCGGTCCGGTGGACCAGATGCGGCCTTCGGGGTCGGTATAGAGCAAGGCGTACCAGCCGCCCGTGGGCGAGCCCGAGATGGTGACCGTCTGTTGTTCCGGCTCGACGACGGAGATCAAAGGGCTGCCGGCGGTGACCGTCCAATCCGCGGGCAACCCGTTGGTGACACGCTCGAAGTCGGCATTGGGCACCTGGGATTCTTGTCCGCCGTAGACCAGGGCCGTTTGACGTACGCCCGAACCGGTGGGCCAAAGGCCCGACAGGGGATCCACGGGCGGGCCGCTGGCCAGGCCCAGCGTGGTGGCCGTCTCGGCCCGGGCGTCCAGGGATTCCGGGATCACGAGGGGCAGGCGATAGCCCCCGAGGTCGTCCAGGCTGGCCAGGAAGGAGGGACTGGGGCCCGTGTTGCCCGACACGGCGGTGACCCCGTAGGCCGTGGCGGGTTGGGCCACGTAATAGCCGCCTGATAGCATCTGGTCGATGATGTATTGCCAGGCCTCTTGGGGGGAACGGGCCCGGGCGGGGGAGTCGCGGCGGACCAGCTCCACCACGAGATTCTGGCAGGCTACACGCAGTGCCCCGGCCAGTCCCGCCGATTGTTGCTGCCAGGTCGTGGTGGCGGCGGGTAGGCCCTGGAAAGCCTGGTCGATCGGCAGTTGGTTGGCCAGGGCATCGCAGGCCGCGGCGAAGGCCTCGACGGCGGCCGGCACGCCGGGCCCGTGGGCCTGGAGCAGCACATCCAGGGCGTGATAGGCGCGGCCCAACAGGTCGAAGAGTCCCTGGCTTCCGTCGTAGAGATTCATGCGGGTTGCTCGCCGGCTGACAGGTCCAAGAGGGAAGCATCGGCGATCTCGCTCCGGCGGGTGCTCCGCTCGGAGCGGGAGATGCGGGTATAGGGCAATCGGCCGAAGTCGATCGTCTCATCGTCCCCGACCGGGCGCGTCAGGTGGAACACGAGTCGGCCGCTGATCTTGTAGGCCAGATTCCGTCCGTCGGGCGTGGGATAGGGGGCGTGATATTGGATGTCCTCGTCGAGGAGCACCGCCTGGTTGTCCTGGGCCAGGGAAAAGGTTTTGGGCAAGGGGATGGCGGGCTTCTGGCCCACGCGCTCGGCATCGAACTCCACGATGAGTTGGGCGGCCGGCTGTCCCATGCGGATCATCCGCACGGTGGGCGGCTTGGCGGAACTGGCGGGGCTGGCCACCAGGGGGAGGGGCACGATCCGCTCGTCCTTCTGGTGCCGGCAGCTCATGGCGTAGAAGGTATAGACCGAGGCATCCGAGGACTGGTAATAACTGTGGTTCGCCTGGGGCAGGGGTTCGGGGGATTCCTGCACGGGATAATCCGGGGGGGCGGGATTCGGCGGCGGGGTGGTATCCGGGGGCGGCGGGGTGGGCCACTCGAAATAATGCGGGCCGCCGGGCCACTGGAGATAGCAGCTCAAAAGGGCCAGCACGGCCAGACGCTGCTCGTTTCGGCCTTGGCGCGCCACGTCATAACCGTAGGGATTGGGCAGAAAGGATTGCGTGCGGTCGTATTTGCCTTCGATCCCCCCAAAGAGCTTCCAGTGGGTGATTTCCAGGGGCTTGCCTAGCCACTTGTCGCGCAAGTTGCTGTACCACTCCCCCATCACCTCGTCCTTGTCCGTCGCCCCGGGCTGGAGGCGGAGGGTCATCTGCACGTTGACATCCTGGCGGGGCCCGTAGAGGCAGCGGATGGTGCAGCTTTCCAGGTAGACGTTCGTCTTGGCCTCGTTGATCTGCTGGAAGTTGAGGCTCAGGGCCTCGATCACGGTCATGGCGACCTGGATCAATAAACGTCGATCCACGTGGGGCGGACCCTGGACGGTAAAATCCGCCGTCCACAGGGCCGACACGGGGCCGCCTCGGGGATCCAGGGCGAACGTCGTGGAACCCACGAGATTGGTAGCCGGCCAGGGGGCTGCCTCGTGGATTTGCACGTCGTCGATGGTATACTCCGCCACCAGTCCGTCCTCGGTGGCATGGAAGAGGAAGCCTTGGCGCTTGAAGCCCCGCTCCAAGGGCGGCCAGGCCAGATAGCGCCTCAGTTGGGGCGGGACGTTCCAGGATTGCCGCGGGGCGACGACGCCCGGCTGGGCATGGAGCGTGCCGGCCACGGTGATCCGGCCGCGGATGTTGCGGTGGATCCACCAGTTTTCATCCATGGTCTCGCTGATGCTCCAGCGATTGGACAGCTCCCCGCCACCGCGGAGCCACTGGAGGAACTGGGCATAATTGTCCCATTCGTCCGAACGGGGCCCCGCCTGGTTCCAATCGAGGATGCAGGTCGCATCGATACGTAGCGCCACCCGCAGGCTATTGCCGACCACGCGCTCCACCATCACGTCCTTGGGCTTGGGCCCGTTGGCGATGTCGGCCAGCACGGGGAAAGTGTCGTTATTCAGGATCGTGCCTCGGAACTGTCCGCGGGGCACGATCACAAGCACCGGCTCCATCTCCTCGCTGGAGCCGGCCAATTCCGGGTGGTAGATACAATAGACCAGTTCCTGCCGAGGCACGAAGGAGCGCAAGAGCCAATGGAAGTGCTGGGGGGCGCTTCGGCCGAACTTGGGAAGCCAGGCGGGCGTTCCCGGAATCTGTACCGCCCCGGTGACCTCGATCGTGGGCACGAGGCGGGCTAGAGATTTGTTCTCTTGGACGGCTTGCTCCCAGGCTTGATGATTCTCGGGGCTGTACCAGCCGGCGACGGCCAAGCTGATGTCCAGGGCCACCTTGTCCGTCCCGCTGGTGTCGTAGTGCACCCGGCAGGAGAAATCGCGGGTCTGGCAGTTCAGAAGCACCACGCGGCCGTATTGGAGCACGGTGTTCATGGGCTACCTCATTGCTGCCAGGGCCGAGGCGGCCACAGGGGCCGCGGCAGGCGCTGGGGTGGCTGGGGGGGCGGCACCAGCCCATGCCAGGGTCCCGCCAGCGTCTTGAGGAAGTGCCCGAGCGTCTCGTCCTCCTTGGGTTTCTTGGGCAGCTCCCAGACGGGCAGATTCAGCCCGAACGGCTTGCCTACCTTGTTGAGAAACGCCGTGATGTCGTGGAAGGTCGCCATCGCGCCATCGGCCATGCGGGCGAAGTACTGCGAGATGCCCGCCATGCCCCGCTGGAACGGCTCCAGGAAACTGTGCAGGCCGACTTGGAACCGCAGGGACGTATTGATCCAGGCGGCCCGGGCGGGCTGCCAGATCTCTTCCGTCCTGGCCTGGGCCCTGGCCAGGGCAGCGGTCATCGCCGCGGTGTCTCGCGCCGTCTGGGCCATCTGCATCCGCCGGCGCCATTCCAGCTGGGATAGGGCCCCCAGGGCCTCGGGGGCATAGAGGGCCCCGGCCCGCCGGGCCTCCAAAAGCCGATCCCCATAGGCCACCAGAGCCCGAGAGAACTTCTCGATAGCAAAGGGTAACGTGGCCAGGGCGCCCAGCACGCCCAGCACTCCGGAGACCGGCCCGCGCAAAGTCGCTAGCCGCGTAGCGGTCTGGACCGCGGGGTGGGAGGCGGGAGTGGGGGCACGGGCCGTGCGCTGCGCTGTTTCCTCCGAGCTCGGTTGTCGGGCGCGGGCCAGACGGTCGGCCAGCGCACGCAGTGCGCGGGCCAGGTCCCGGGTGGCGCCCTCCTCCTGGCCGGAGGCCCGCGGCCCAACGGGCGACGGCTCGGCGCCCGGGCGCTGGAGCATCCATAACAAGGGATGGGCGTGTTCGGCCCGCGGCCCGGCGGGCGGCGGCTCGGCGCCCGGGCGCTGGAGCATCCGCGACAATTGGCGGGCGTTTTCGGCCGGCGGCGCATGCTCGATCACCGCCGGCCCCGCAACCGCCAAGCGGGCCACCAGGGCCTGGAGGGGATGTTCCACGCCGGCGGCCTCCTGCCGGCGGGCCAGTCGCAACAAGGTCTCTTCCAGGTCGCGCCACATATATAGCACGGGGCAGGGGGCAGGGGGCACGGGGCAGGGGGATTTCCTCCCTGCTCCCTGCTCCCCGCTCCCTGCTCCCTGCTCTTTACAACAGGTCCAGGTTGGCGTCCTCGGGGACCTCGATCGTCCGGGAGGACCACCGAGCCATCAGGTCCTCGTAGGCCAATTCGACCGCCTCACTGTCTTCGTCGCTGGCCGAACGGAACATCCCGCGGTCGGGGCCGGCCAGGCAGGCCGCCAGCCCGCGGAAAATCCTCAGGGCCCAACGGGATTCGATCCGCTCGCAGTGGAGGTACAATCCGCACAGGAGCCCGCGGTCGCTGGACCAGTTGCGTCCGTACCAGTACCCGAGCGCGGCCAGTCCGTAGGCTCCGGCGAGATCGGCGGCGGGACGGGCGTTTTTTTTAGCCCCTCCAGGTGGTCGTAGAAGGCCAGCACCAAATCCGACAGCTCTTGCTCGGACAGTCCCTGTCTCCCGTCCCAGAGACGCACCCCGAACACCTCGGCCAGGGCCTGCATGGCCTCGGTCGCCTCGGGCTCCTTGCCCTGCCGCAGGACTTCGGGCAATCGGCCCATGTCCAGATGCTTGTGGTTCATCAGGCGGCGGTAGAGCACCAGGGGATCGCCGACCACCCAGCCGCCCTCCCGCAGCCTTTGCACGAAGAACCCGCGGCGTCTCAAACGCGACGCCCTCCAGCGCTTCAGCACTCCAGCGATCATGGTGTGAGGAGCTCCTCTTTCCACAATTCGCCCGTCGTGGGATCCCGCCAGGCCTCGGCCACGATCCGCAAGGTGGAATACCGCCGGCCCCAGTTGTGGCTGATGGGCTCGCGCACCAGAGTGCAGCGGCCAAAGGTCCAGGTGAGCAATTTCCCGTCCGAGCGATCCTCCGCCTTGCTTTGAATGCGGAACTTAAAGCTCCGGCCGCCGGCCAAGAGTAGCATCCCCGCGGGCTTGATGATCCCCAGATTATCTCCCTGGAGTAGTCGGTATCCGTGCACGAGCTTCTTGCGGACCTCATCGTCCCAGGTCGTGAATTCCATCTCCATCCGGAGGATCATCCCCAGCCAGACGAAGTCCACGGGGGGGCCTTCGTCGCCGCCGTTCTCATCGCTGGGGATGGGCATCACGAACCGCTGGTCCGAGAACTGCACGCCATTGCGGGTAAGCCCCAACGGCTCGAAGTCTCCCTGGTCGCCGGTATCCACATACACCTGGGCCAGTCCGCGGATGACAGGGCTGATGGCCATGGCAACTTCCTATCTTCCCAGAGGCAACCGACCGGAATCCCGGGGATAAAAGTGCCGCACCCGCACGGGAAGGGTGTTCAGCGCGATCCGTTCCGCCACGGTGGGACCATCGACCACGGACCGGCCGGCTTCTTGATGCTGCGGCAGGTTGAAGACGTTCAGGCCCTTGCGCAACAAGTCCAAGACCTGCTCCGCCTGCTCGATCATGGCCTTCGTGCCCTCGTCCAGGCGGGCGACGCGGTTCTGAACCAAGTAACCTACCGCCAGCGCGCAGGTGATCCGCTTGAGGTGGGCCTGGCTGTGGCCGGCCAGCCCCTCCAGGTCGCCGGGCTGGTAACGCCCACCCACCAACAAGGCCGCGTCGATCCGTCCGCTGGCATCTTCCAGGGCCGCCAGGACCCGCGGGTTGTTGGCCAGGCCAGCGGCGGGACTGCCCGTATCGCTGGCCAGGTCCTCCAGCAGGGGCAGGTGAAATCGCACGCTGAGGTCTTCGGGCGTCGCGTAGGCCATGGTTCAGGGGGCAGGGAGCAGGGGGCACGGGGCAGGGGGCACGGAGCACGGGGCAGGGGGATTTCCTCCCTGCTCCCCGCTCCCCGCTCCCTGCTCCCTGCTCTTGGGTCCCCGCTCCTTACGAGCAGTTGGTAAACAGGATGCCCGCCGACGGGGCCGTCAGTTTCACGTCAAAGTGATCGACCACCCGGCCCCGGGTCACTCGGTTCCAGCTGTCTTCCTGGATCTCGACCCGCATTTCGTCCTCGACGACGGCGAAGACGGTTACCGTGGAGAACGAGGGGGCCCCCGAGACGCCTTCCAATCCGCCCGGCCGGGAAACGAGCAGGGCCAGGGTATCGCCCAACACGGCGGTCTTGACCTGCGGGCTGACCCCCTTGGCCGTGGTGACCTTGCGGGCGTCCTCCACGAACAGCTCAAAGCCATACAGCCGGTTCGGCAGGCCGTAGATCACATTTCGTCCGGGCAACTCGCCCCGGATTTGGGCCAGGGCATCCGGCGAGCCCTTGATGTAGTCCACGATCTCCTGGCTTTGCGCGATCTTGCCCGCCAGCCCGCTGGATATGACCAGGCGCAGATCGGCGGGTTTGACCGCCCCCAAGGTATCGTCCAGGATTTTCTCGCAGCCGGTGATCAGGCTGCGGCGGATATCCTGCCTTTGTGTCGTGGACTGGGCCCAGTTCCCGCTGTTGCCCGGGATGGTCGTCACGTTCAGTACGTGGCTGGCCGGCCAATTGCCGCTGGTGGTCAACAAGTCCAAGACCTTTACGGTGCGGCCGGTCATGGCCTGCTGGGCCGCGATGCGGCTGTGCTGGGCCACGATGTCCCAGGTGGCGTTCTTGGCCGCCAAATGCCCCATCCGGAAGGGGTAGGCGTAGCGGCGGCACTCGAAGGGCTTCCACTCGAAACTCTCCAGACCCCAGTTGCCGTCCGGGGCATCCGCGTTATCGGCCCAGACGAACTCCCGGAGGTCAGCGTTGAGGATCCTCCCGGCCTGTTCCACGGTCATCTCCAGGTAATAACCCGCGGGCTTGGTGGCAGGCACCACCTGGATATAGTTGTTCAGGGCGAAGTCGCCGCGGTTGCGGGCGAATTCCACGACCATCTTCTGGCTGGCCTCGTGGTCGTGGATGTATACCGCATTGGCACCGGCAAAAACGGGGGGCATCGAGAAATCCTCCTTTCACGCTTAGCTCAGGGCGGGCCGCTCGCTGTAGATTTGCACCAGGCACCGGACCAGTTCGCCGGCCGCGCTGGCACTGGCCAGGGCAATAGCCCCGATCTGTTGGATGGTGGTGCCGGTGGTGGCGATGGCCACGCCTCGTCCGTTGGCGTCGGACTTCAGTCGCGTTCCCGCGGCAAACGTCCCGCCGGCCTCCAAGAGACATTCCGTCCCCTCGCCAAAGACCTGCACGGGATCGCCCGCCCGGGCGTGATAGTTCTGGCTCACCAGATCGTTCAGGGGCGGGATTTTCGCGCCCGGACCGGCCACACCGATCACCACGGCGTTGTCGGTCCCCTGGACCACGGTGTGCTTGTCGGAGAGTTTCACGAAGCGGCAGGGAAGGATGTCGCCGCCGGCGATGAAGTTGGGGTCGCTAGGCATGTCGTGGGCTCCTTTTCAGCAGGGGGCACGGGGCAGGGGGCAGGGGGCACGGAGCACGGGGCAGGGGGATTTCCTCCCTGCTCCCCGCTCCCTGCCCCCTGCTCTTAGCTGGCTCCTTTGCTCACCTGTTCCAGGGCGTCCTCGAAGGGGATGCCCTTGCGCAGCGCGAGTTCCTTGGCCCGTACGGCCACCTCGCGGCCGTAGCGGGTGCGGGTCACCGATCCATCGGCATTCCGCTCGTAACGCTCCCGACCCGTGTCTGCAAAGAGCACCTCATCGAAGTGGGGCACATGGACCTCCACGGGCAGCTCCTTGTAATTGGGAATCACACCCTGGACGTGGTCCTGGAATTGCTGCTCGCTCATCCGGCTATACCGGCAGCGCTCGAACTCCTTGTCCAGATCGAAGGCAAAACGCTTCCGCAAGGCCTGAAGTTTCGCGTAGCGTTCGGCGTCGACGCGCTTGGCCCGCTCGGCGGCCAATTCCTGCTCCAGCCGGGCCGCCTTGGCCTGGAGCGATTCCAGGGCGGCCTGGATGTCGGTCTTCTGGGGTTCGATGACGTTTTCCTTCTTCACGGTCTCGCCCTCCGGTTCCTGGGCTTGATAGTCGTCCTTATGGGCCGCGGCCTGGAACATGCGGCGCTGCGCATCCGTCAGCGGTTTGCCCTGGGCTGTACCGTCCTGGAGGATCTGTCGGGCCTTCTCCGGTGGCACCTTGTCGCTGGGCTGGCCCTCGTACTCCACCTTGGAGGGCTCGCTGCCGGCAGGGGCGGGAGACTGATCCTGGTTCTCCTCGGCCATCTTGCGGAGGACCCACTGCATGGCCGGAGTATTCATGATCGCCTCCCACAGCGGCCGGAGCTCCTCGGGTACCTCCGGCCCAGGCTTCTGGTACTGGTCCTCCGCCGCCTGGTCCATGCGCTGGCGGATCGTGCTGATGATCCCGGGCATCGGCTTGTTCTCCTGGAGGGTCTGGGATGCAGACGTGTGTTCGGGCAGATAGACGCTCGTGGCGCTGGGCGAGGCGGCGGCGGCCGCGTATTTGGCCACCAGCCGGCCGTCGGGCTTGCGGGCATAGTACAACAGCCCCAGGTCCAGCCTGGGGGTATCGCTGATCAGGGCGATGGGGTCCAGATACCACTGATCCACCGGTCCATCGCGCCAGAGTTCCGCGCTGCGCCGAGGGTACTTGCGCAGTACCTCGGCCCGATCCCGATAAATGTGCAGGTCGGCCAGGATCGCCCAGTCGCTCTGGTCGCCATCGAGGAACTTCCCCACGCGGAACGGGCCGGCGAATCCCACGGTTTCCGGCTGCTCGGCGTCCTGGTCCGGATCGCTCGTATGCCCGATGGTCACCGCCGCATAGTCCCCGGTGTCCTCGATCCGCTGGTTGCATCGGCGGGCAATGGCCTGGAGTTCCTCCAAGCCGATGTCGATCACCTGGCCGTCGGCCAAGACCAGCCGATGGCGGCGGAAGATCGGCACGTCGCGGACGGTGACGAACTGTTGGGGGTCCAGTCCGGCCGTGGCAGAGGTAAGGTTGGCGGCGAGCATAGGGCGAAAAGCAGACAGCCGCCTGTCTGCTCTTCGCTCTAGGCTCTTAGCAACAAAAAAACCCGCTTCCGCTCCCAACCGTGGGAGCGAAAGCGGGTCTGGTGCTCAGGCGCCCGCTGTGGTAGCAGAGAGCAGAGAGCGTAGAGCGTAGAGACCGGAATCGGTGTCTTGGCTCTCCGCTCTTCGCTCTCCGCTCTTAGCTCTTAGCGGTATTGGTCCAGGGAGGCCCGCAGCCGCAGCAGCCGACCTCGCTGGACGCTGATCTCAATCCCCACCCGACCTGTAAACTCCGGGTGGCACGCTACGGCCAGCAAGCGGTCCAGTTCGCGGCGAGCCTCGGCCGCGCGGCTATGGTTCTCCTCCTGGCGAGTGTGACGATCGGGCTCGGGACGAGTCAAGGGCGGATCAGGCCGGCGGCAGGGGGCAGGGGGCAGGGGGCGAAGAGCAGAGAGCAGAGAGCGTAGAGCGAAGAGACCAGAATCTGTGTCTCCGCTCTTAGCTCTTCGCTCTTAGCTCTCCGCTCTACGCTCCCTGCTCCCTGCCCCCCCCTCCCTGCTCCCTGCTCTTGGCTGGCGGGATGCTTCAGGACCTAGAGGATGAGGTCTTTGACGGCCTCCCACTCGTTATCCCAATACGGCTTCCTGGCCTGATAGGCCGGATTTTCTTCGTAATTCGCCCCGTACAAGTCCTCCTTCCAAAACTGCTTCATGGCCCGCTCGTATTCCTCCCATGCCTTGGCGTACTCCTCGGGAGGGAGGTTGGGATCGGGAGGGGCAGGCTCGCGAAGTTGAGTCGGAATCTCCACGAACGGTTTATGCCCTTGGGGTTGTTCGGCTGCGCTCATGGATAGCCCTTTCGTCGGTAGCCGCAAAGGTAACTTGCTGGCTTCAGCTCGGGGAACCTAGAGGATAAGCTCTTTTATGGCTTCCCACTCATTGTCCGCGTAGGGCTGCTTGTAAAGCGGATTCTCTTCGTAATTCGCCCCGAACGTGTACTCTCTCCAAAACTGCTTCATGGCCCGCTCGTATTCTTCCAATGCCTTGGCGTACTCCTCGGGAGGAAGGCTGCGATCGGGGCGAACAGGCTCCGGAAGTTGAGTGGGAATCGGCACGAAGGGCTTGGTCGCTTGAGGGTGTTCGGCTGCGCTCATGGGATGGGCTTTCCTGAGTAACCAGCAGGATATTGTTGGGGATAGAGTTCTGGATAGAATCGTGTCTCATACCGGCGGCGGATTTCCTCCTCATCGCGGGTTTCGCCCGCGTAGTACATGTAGTAGATGTTGGGGCGGCCGTGCTGCTCGTAATCCCAATCCGGGGGGGCGTACTGGTCATCCCAGGCGTCCACCTTCCAGACCTTGAATCCGAATCGCGCATAGAGCTTCGCCAGTTGGGGCCCGATGCAATCCAAGGTCGTGGCCCCCTGGCTAATCGCCTTGGCCACGGCCGCCCCGCCCGCGCCTGGTACCCCGTGCTCCAGGCGGAACACGTTGCCCAGGTCGTACTGTCCGGGCCGTCCTTCGAGGGGGACCAGCATGTAGCCAGCCGTGCCGTCGGCCGTCTGGTAGATTCTGGCCCCTTTTTCGATTTTAGCTGCAATCTCCTGGGCAGTATAGCGTGAAAGGAAGGCGAGACGGTCCTTGGGCAATTGGTCCCGGAAGCGAACGAACCGCTTCGGGCTGCTGGCCTGGAAATCCACCCGCGGCAAGGGGGATTGCAAGGGCCGGGCGGGTGCTGCCTGGGCGGGAGGTTCGGCAGAGGGCACTTCGGGCCGCGGAGGTTCGCTGGGCCGCGATGCGGGCTGGTCCCACAGTCTCCACCGGTGCGTTTCCGGGTCGAAGATATAGGTTTTGTCCCCGATCCTGGCGGTTTGACCGGGTCGGGGGTTCCGGGGCAGGCCCGGGGGCAAGCCGTAGCGGGTAAGCGCTGCCCTTGCATAACCCACGGTTTCGGGAGGCTGCCCGCCCATGCCGGACGATAGGGACGGTACCGAGGGGGATTGGAGCACCTCGTCCGATTCGGCCGGTGCCGTCGCGCCGATCAGGTCCCGCACGTCCTGGGCCCGCAGGGGCAATCCCATCTCGAAGGCCTTCTGCCACGTCTCCAGTTTCTCCTGGATATTCGGGTCTTCGGTGCGGATTCGGAAGCGAAATGCCACCCGGGCGTACTGGGGCCAGTTATACGCCACCAGGGGGCGCACCAGGTCCGTGGTGAGCGTCTCTTCCAGGTTGGCGGCGTCGTAGCGGATGATCTGTTTGAAGGTGGCCAGATGGATTTCCCCGAGGTTACTGCCCAGCCCGGTATTGGCCGCCTCGCTGGTCAAGGTTTGTCCGAGGATGTACCGCTTGATCAAAGAGCCGAAGTAGCCCAGGATGATCTCCTTGGCCGCCTCCGCCCCGGCCATGCTCGGCTCGATCCGCTGGTAGTCGTAGGCCGGGGCATCGGGGCCTACGGGCCGGGGCACGAGCACTACATTGCGGTGTTCCCCGATCCGCTCCAGGGCTGCCCGGCGGGCCCGTTCCCGGGCTTCCGGATCGCCCCAGGGGTAGAACCAGATCTCAAAACCGAACGCGCTGCGTTCCAGGAACTCCATCAAAAAGGCCAAGGTCTCCTGCTTCTGGTACCAGATCCAGTAAATCCGGCTCCGCAGGCCCACGCCGTGGCGGGTTCCCGCCTGTTCCGGCGTCTCGTAGGGGGCGTCCTCGATATAGTGCTTGTGGACGGCCAAGAGCGGCCGCTCCCAGGGCCGCAAAAAATACGCCGTGCCGACGCTGGTGTACTCGATCCCCTGCCGAATCCGCTCCACCGCCCAGCGGCCCGCCACCAGCGTCCCTTCCGGGATCGCCGGGTTGACGCGGATGCCCACGCGCTCGCAGCCGGCGGTATCATCCCAGCCGAAGACGAGTTTGTCGCCATTGATCGGATACCAGCCATCCACGACCAGGTGATCCCGACCGTCGATGGTTTTCCAGCGCCAGCGGTGGGCCACGGCATAACGCCCGTACCATAGGGCGTGCAACAGGTTCTCCCGGTACTGCATGAACCGGGGAATGCGGTTCAGCAAGCGCTCGATCTTTTGGGCGAGTTCTCGCTGTTGGTCAACGTCCGGGTCCTCGGGTTCCACATACCACGGCAGAAGAGCGGTCGAGCGCTGCCGGTGCTCCAGGCATTCCATCACCGTGGGATCGTTCCTCATGTACCGGGCGTTTTCCCAACTGTGGGCCAGGGCCTCGTCGCTCGGCCGGTAGACCCGGGCCACCGTATCCACCAGGCCGCTGAAGGTGGCCACATGGGGCAGGGGGAACTGGCCGAGATTGGGGGGCAGTTCAAACAGCCGGCCGCCGTTGTGCTCGATGGGTTGGATCAATTCGGCCATCACTTGTTCCTCTCAACCAGGGGGCACGGGGCAGGGGGCAGGGGGCAGGGGGCAGGGGGCAGGGGGCTCGGGGCGAAGAGCAGAGAGCAGAGAGCGTAGAACCCGTCTCTCTGCTCTTGGCTCTCCGCTCTACGCTCCCTGCTCCCTGCTCCCCGCTCCCCGCTCCCCGCTCCCTGCTCCCTGCTCCCTGCTCTCTGCTCTTTGCTCCTAGATTCCTCGGTCGGGCCAGCCCCGGTCCGGGAGCCCCCGCTCGGGCAAGGGCCGGACCAGGCGGGCCGGCCGGCTCCGGTAAACCCTTCCCGACCTTCCCACCACCTCGCGCTCCAGGAACCATTCCCCCTCCACCCCCAAGGTCGCCTTGCGGGGTACGTAGCCTTGGGTAATGCCGACCAGGGCATAGTCATACCTGTGGCCCGAGACCGTGCCTCGGATACGCAATAGGTCCCAGACGGCGTCCCCCTTGGATCGGCTGGCGTGCATCCGCAGGAAGACCTCGGGAGGAACGTTGAAGTACCGATAGAGTGGTCCGGGGACGTGTGGCCGGCCCAGGGCAAAACTCCGTCCGCCGCGATGTTCCACGGGCGCTTTGAAGCGGACGTACAGGCTTCGGGTCTCGAGGTCGTAGCCGTAACTGTAGACATTGGAGCTTTCCGGCGTTTGCAGCATCTCGCCTGTGACCAGGGGATGGTCGGCCGGATAGCGGACGCCTCCGACGATAACGGCGTGCGGTTTGCCTTCCCGGGGCGGCCGGCGCGGCGGACTTTCCTCTTCGCCCGGTGCCACCACCTGATAGCCCCGTCCCCGCAGGACCTCGGCCGCCCAGCGCTGCACCTCGGGTTGATCGGCGAAGGCCTCCAGGAGGCGCATCGCCAAGCCCACCTCCTGGCGCGGTCCATAGTCGAAGGTCTCGCGCAACAGGGGCACGAGGGTGGTCATCTCCCGAATCACGGCGTGGAGGGCCCTCCAGAAGCCGCCGGCCTGGTAGTGGATCGCCCGCTGTTGGGCTCGCTGGATGAGGATTCGGCCCGCACGGGCGATGGCGCTGGTGGCCGTCCCGGCTTGCACGGTACGGACCAGCTTCTCGGCCGCCCGCCGCGCCCGCGGGCCTCCGGCCGACACGTCCCGGACAATCGACTCGTACAGTCCCAGCACCTGGCCCAGCTCGCTGGCACGCAGCTCGCGCAACACTCGGCGCTGGAGCGGGGTCAGGGGCATCCGTTCATCTCCGCCGAAAGAATCCACGAGCCAGTTGGGCTTCCCGCCCTGCCGCGCCTGCGGCGATGGGCACGTCCGGCCGCACGATGCCCCCGGTCTCCGCGCTGGCCGGCGGGCTTCCCGACAATTGCCTTTCGGCGCTGTGGACCATGTAGCGCAGCGCATCGACGCAGTCGTCCTCGCGCTTGACCGGCTGGGGCGGCGGCGTCTGAGGGTTCCAGGAACCGCGGGGCGGTCGTTTCCATCGGTACTTTCGCATTTCCTCGATCAGCCGCCGGCAGGCCGAGGAAATCACCAGCCGAGGCCGCCCCGGCGGATCCTCCGCTGCCAACAGTGCCCGCACGGCATCGATGGATTCCAGCACGCGAGGACCCCCCGCCCCGGCGGCTGGAAACACGGCCCACCCTTGCTGGCCGAAGAGATTTATCAGGTCCGGGCGGCTCGGGTCGCAGAACGTCGTCACCTGGTCCAGTTCCCACCGCTGATCCCGCTGGGCCATCGCCTCCCCGTGGTCTAGCGGCGTCAGCTCTCCGCGCGGGCTCCAGTATTCATCGAACACGCACCAGCGTGCCGTGTTGTCCCGCCAGGCCCACACGGCCGCAAACGGGTGCTGGGCGCTGGCGCCCCAGTCGATCCCGCGGAAGTACTGCACGCCGGCGGGAAAATCGATCTGCTCTTCGGGCACCACGTGCCTGGCCGGTGAAAACGTCTCGAAAATGGCGCCCTCCCAACCGGGCAAGGCCCCCGTAAGCCGCGTGGCCGCCATCTCCGCCGGCAAGGCCGCCTTGAAGCTCCGCAGCCACTCCGCGGCCAGGCTCGTGTTGCACTCCGTGTTGAGGCGATATACCTTCCAGCCCGGCGGCGGATCGTCCATCACGGACTCCACCCACAGCGAAAGCTCGGGGTCCACCGGGGTGAACTCCACGAAGCAACTCCCGGGGAACATGTATTCCCGGCAGCCGCGGAGCACCTCCAAAAGCAAGGTTACCGGGAACTGCTCGCTGAACCAGAATCCCCCGATGCTCCGGCCCTGCAGGGCCCGGCGGCCTTGCTCGTAGGACTTGAACTCCAGCTGCCAGCTGGCGCCCGGGCGCCCGGGCCAGGGACGCAAGGGGACCGCCTTGGGCCAGCCTCGCTTCCGGTCCAGCCAGGAGATGTTCTCCCAGTCGATTTCGCATTCCGGAAGGAATTGCTGTCCCAGGAGTTTTTCCGCCCAACAGACGCCGCATACCTGGTCGTAGGTCTCCGACAAGACCCAGAACGGCGTACAGGGCCGGGGCGGAGGCTGGCGGTAGAGCACAAAACGCGCCAGTTTGGCGGCCGCGGCCGTGGTGGTCCCCGAACCGTTCCCCCCGATCAGGATGGCCACCCCCGGCAACTGGTCCTCCACGAAACTCTGCTGCTGGTCGAACAACTCGGGCCGGTCCGGCCGCGGGCGAAACTGGCAGTAGCCCGTGCCCCAGAGCATCGCCTCCTGCCAGATATCCGGGTCGCCACGCAGCACTTCCAAAATGGCGGAGGGCGAAGAGCAGGGGGCACGGGGCAGGGGGCGGGGGGCACGGGGCAGGGGGCGGGGGGCACGGGGCAGGGGGATTCCTCCCTGCTCCCCGCTCCCTGCTCCCTGCTCTTTAGGGATGGTCCGACGCACCATGGCCCAACAACCTCTGGATCCGCTCCACCAGGGACCGCTCCACATCCTCGGGGGCCCGGCCGGCGACCCGCAATTCCAGGCCAGCACCTTCCGGTTGCCGGTAGACGCCCAACAGCCGTGCCTCGTGCTCGATCGTCCATGCTACCAGCCGCAGCCAACCGGCTTGGTCCCAACGCCGGATGGTTCCCAGGACCCGCTTGAGCGGCTGGCCCTTAGCCCCCACTCGCCGCAGTTCCTCGAAGATCTGCTCGTGGGACTGCGGGACGCGCATCGCCTGGCCATGCCGCCGCCAGGCCTCGTAGCGCAACATGCGCAGGGCGGCCAACACCTCGTCCCGGCAGCGGAGCGCATCGGCCCGCCACTCCTCGCGCCAATGGGCCACCAGGGCGGCGATCGCCTGCCGGGTCACCCCCAGACGCTGGGCGATCTGGGCCTGGGGGCAACCCATGAGCCACGCCCGCTGGGCCTGGCGAACCGCCCCGGGACTGAGCTTATGCGTCTTCTTCGGGCGGGCCGCTTTGCGACGCTTGCTGCTCGGCTCCTTGCTCTTCGCTCTTTGGTCTTTGCTGTCTTTCATCGAGCGCCTCCCACTGGTCCTTCAGTCGGCGCACAGCGCGATAGCTGATGCCCAGGTGCTCTGCGATTTGACGCAGGGATTGGCCGGCCGCCTGCAGCCGGCCGAACTCCCGCACCTGGCTCCAGTCGTCCAGCGAAAAATCGTCCTCCGACGGGCTCAATAACCCCCGCCGCCGCAGCACCGCCGCGGCTCGGGCCCAATCGTCCAGGTCCGGTTCTTGGGGCGCCCGGGCCGCCACAGGCACCCCGTATTCCCGCGGCACCGCCAGTTGCAACCGCTCCGCTTCGGACAAGACTTCCTCCACGGGCCGCCCCGTCATGGCCGCCACTTGGGCCGCCGACACCCCCTCGCGCAAAAGCTGCTCCACGGATTCCGGGGCCTGCGGCCTGCGGGGAAGTTTGGACCGCAGTTGACAGGCCAACTGCGCTATGGCCTGGCGCTGGTCCGCGACCCACTGGCGATGCCGGGCCACCAAGGGGGGCGTCCAGTCCCCGCCGGTCCACGTCCCGGGCCGGGCCCGCTCTTGGCCGAGTTTCCACAGCTCCGGCCGACCCCGGTCGTCCACGAACCCGTAGATCAGGCAGATTTGATGGTCGGGCACCCGCTGGCGGTCGAGTTCCTCGATCGATTCCACCTGGGCACTGGGCTCGGGCTCCAGGTCCACGGCCGCCTCCAAAAGCGAAACGGCCGCCTCCACCGCCTCGGCATCCCATTGCCCGCAGGCCGCCTTTGTCTGGAGTTCCAGCACCCGCGGCACCAGCGCATCCCTGCGGGCATCCCCCGAGATTCCGGGAGTAAAACCGGCAATCCGCCGCCAGACATCCTCCCCTGGAACAGCCGCCTGGGACTCGGCGAACCGCACCAGCGCCCGGCGCAACTCGCAAAGCCACTCACACCAATAACGTGCGTCCATAGCAGCGTAGAGCAGAGAGCGTAGAGCGGAGAGACGAGAATCGGTGTCTTGGCTCTTCGCTCTCCGCTCTTAGCTCCTTTGTACGCCCGCCCCCACGCACGAGTGAATACCAACGGAAAAAGTGTCAAGAAAAAATCCGGATCAAGACCTGATCCGCTGCGGATTTCCCGCACCTCTGGCCCGCCGGCGGCCGGGGATTTCCTCCTCCCCCACCTCCAACCTGCTAGGGAGGATTCTCCCCCTGTCCGTGATATGGCCAGGGCCCTCGCGGAGCATGGCCGCCCGGGCCGCCACCAACGACGGCGGAGGACCCACGATCTCCAGCGGGTCCAGACCCCGACCCAGCCGGCGGCGGTACTGCGCTACCAACTCGGCATCGACCGGCAAATCCTGCCAATCCCGCCCCTCCAAGAGCCGGCGCACCAGCTCCATGTCCCGCCACCAAATCGCCCAGTCGTCGGCGTCACCCGCCAGTTGCATCGGGCCAATGCCTTGGGTCGGCCAGGGCCCAGGCGGGTACCTCGATCGCCGCCAAAAGTCGCTCCACGTCCGTGCCTTCCGGCGCGTAGGTCGCCAGCTTGGCCAGCACCCAAGCCATCGGCGCCCGGGCGCGGGATTGGCGCGCGGCCTGTACCAGCCGCCGGATCCATGGCCGGTGGCCATTCTGGGCGGCCACGGCCAGTTGGTAGAGCAACCGCTGGTCGCGGCTATCGGTGATCGGTTCCCGCCGGCCTGGCCACAGCGCGGCGCAGATTCCCAGCGCGCAGTCCTTCACCGACCCGTTGCATCCCTCCGCCGTCGTCGCCGTCGTCGTCTTTCGCGGCGGAGGCCGCGCAAGATCCGACGACGACGACGAAGTCGTCGGAGGAGGATCTTGTACTTCTATTTGTTCTTGTACTGTCTTTCCGTCACGCATCGAGCGTGACATCTGCGTGACACAAGCGTGACAGGGCTCCCGGATTCCGTGGGCCTTCTTAGCCAGCCGATGATTGGCCTGCCGCAAACGCTCCAGGGTACGCCGCTTGGCGGTTGGAGATAACCATCGGTCGAACTTGGGCACCGCGCAGCCATGTTCCGTGACGGAGAGCCAGCCGACGGCAGCAGCCGCCTGGAGGAAAGATGCGGGCACGCCAATTCCGCGCGCCAAGGCATCCACGTCCAGACGGGTCACGCCGTCGAGGGTCTCGCGCGAAAACCATGACCAGGTGATGACCAGCAGACCGACTATCTCAGCCGGCGAGCGACGTAGCGTGGACGCGAGCAGGAGGACTTCCTCCCGGCTGGCCAAGTCGATGCTCACGGGAATCCAGTCCGCGCCCATCGCGCTAACTCCGTTGGCCGGGACCGCCCCGGCAGTGCCGCCGGCGGGGCTTGCACCCGCCCGCCGCTTGTAGCGGCCTAAGCCCGCACCGTTTTCGGCGCGGCCGCCATCTCGATCAACCCCCTGCGTGTCCGCCGCACCCGGCGAAATCCCGCCCGCAGGAAGCAGTAACCGGGCACCTCGCCAGACACACGACGCGGGTCAACCCAGGTGATGATGTCATAGCCTGGCCACCGTTCCCATGCTATTTGGCAGGCCGATCGCAGTACGTCAGATGCTCGAACTGCCTGTGGTCCCTCATCGCACGCGCAGCCATCATGGCCTGCAATGTGCGGTAGCAGGCCGCTGCCCCTGGGTACTCGCGAGCCATTTCTTCTGGTGTCGCGCAGCCCTCAGCCGTCATGCCGAAATCGAATCGGACGCGCCAGTAGTCAATCATCGCCACCCTCCTTTTAGCCCTCAACGTACCCCAATCGGTCCATCATCACATCCCAATCGGTGCCGGCGAACCACTCATACCTCACGAGTTCCAGCGTCCATCCTAACGCCTTGCGCGGCGTATCGATGCAATCATCCGGGATGATGAAATTACCCCCTTGGATGCAGCGGTCATGTCCCCAGCGCCAGCACGCTCGCGGTATTCGCTGGCACGGGTACTGTTTGATCTTGTGGGCGACCATCAAAGCCTCATGCTCGTCAATGACCAGAACGCCTTCTCCTGGACTGACAGGTTGATGGCAGGTATCGCAGCATCGACCTTTAGCGCGGCTCACGACTCTTCCCCCTCCAACTCCTCCAACATCCGGTCCACCACGGCCTCGGCCTCCATGAGCTGCAGTCCGGCGTTTCTCGCCGGGGACCTCGATCGTCCGGGAGGACCACCGAGCCATACGAATTCACGGTAGGATTGTTCCGCCTGCCGCATTCGGCGCACCGCGGCAACAAGCTCGTCCAACCTGCGCTGCAGCAGTTGCAGCCGGCACGCATAACATTCGCCGCAACCTACGCCGGCCCTGGCCACGTCGTACTCGCACACGTTGACCGTTTTCCAAGCCGCCATCCTGGACCTCCCAATTTCTTTTAGCCCGATGCCAGTCTGCGTTCTTCCACCTGCGCTCCTTCCAAGGCCGCAATCACCGCCGCGCAGCGGTCCGCGGCCTGGCTATAGGCGCCCAGGCGTCGCACGCGGTGGGCCTCGCGGCACAACGCACGCAGGTAGCGCGCAGCGCGGAGCAGCGGCACCGACGGGTCCAAAGGACTTGCGCCCGGCAGCCTCCGCCCGGCCAGCGGAATCCGCGTCCAGCTCCACCATCCCACCACGGCCAGGATCATCCCCGTGATCACGCCTTCCATGCCGACCGCCTCCTACCATCCTGCTTCTGGTGCGCTTGCCTGGGTATCGATCAGATTCTGCTGTTCTGGTTTGCCGGTCCGCAATTCGCCGCTACGGCGGTTGGCGGCCTGCACCACCTGGGCCCGGTCCTCGGCCGACAATTGCGGGTCCACCGCCGCCATTTTGACCGTCTGGCCAATCTGCCGGCGGTCCGTAGCCCCGTGGATTTGCCGCAGGTACTCCTCCAGCGGAGAACTGGGGGCGGCCACCTCGGGACAGGGGGCGCCGCTGCCGGCAGATGGGTCCGCACCCGCCGGCGTCTCGTCCTCGTCGGCCAGGTGGGCCGCATCCCCACAGAGTTGCTCATAGATGCGGGCCAAGAGCTTGCGCTGGGCCTTCCCCAGAATGGCGTCGACGATCATCCCCTTGTTCACACGCACAGGAATGGACCTCTCGGCCGTGCAATCCAAGACCCGGGGTTCGCCGTAGAGCGTCCAGGTGGCCCGGCAGGGCACCAGAGCCCAATCCCCCTCGATCTTGGGAGCCCGGAGGTCCAAGCGGAGATTGGCCAGGCCCGGCCAGTTCCGCACCAGTCGCAATAGCCCCTCCTTGGTCACGTAGCACCGCCCGGCGATGATGTTCACCTCGTTGCCCACCAGTCTCAGCCCGCGGAGCGTGGCCTCGATGACCACCTCCTTGACGACGCTCAAGGGGTAGCCCCCGGCCTCGTCCCGGTCGGTCCGGAATCCCAGGGGAGAACCCTGCAGGGCCATCACGTCGGCCATCATCTGGTCGGTGACCAGGCCGCGGAGGCGCCGCATGGCCGCGGCCAGGCAAAACGCTCGCTCGAAGCGTCCCAGGGGGCTGCGGGCCAACGACTCACACCAACCGGCCACCGTTTCCAGATGGGCGATCTGTTCCCGCGGCACCGCCGGGGCCAGAGGCGCCGGTACTTCGCTTCGGACGGTCATCTCATTCACGGGGGGTTCCTTTCGCGTCGTGCGTGCACAATTCTTCCCGCAGGACATGTATGTCCGCCGGGGCTTCGATCCCCAGGCGCAGCCCGTGCCGGCCAGCGTCAAGCACCTCCAGCCGGACGGTCCGTCCGTCCGCCAGCCTGAGCACGAGTCCTTCGCCGATTCTTCGCTTCAGTACGAGCATCCTTCGCAGCCTCCTTGATAACATGCTGTTCCGCGGCCCGGCGCGTGCGGTGCCTTCCCAAAAGGTCCCAGCACCATCCCCAGGATTCCCGCACGTAAACCTGGGCGTACCATACCGTCGGCAGACCGTAGAGCGAGCGGCTTTCGACCACGCGGTACCGGCCATCGACGGTCTGGTAGATACGCCACCGGGCCGCATCGGTCCACTGCACCCGCGCCTTCGTCCGAAACTGCACTACGCTCATGGCGACTTCCCCCTAGGGAAGCGGAGGCCGGCAGGGAGCACGGGGCTCCCTGCTCCCTGCCCCCTGCTCTCAGCTTGGAGCCCGCAAGGCAAGGAGCAACCGGCTCCATTGGGTCCTCCGGTGGTCGATCCACCACTGGGCACTGGTCACCTCCGACAGCATCCGCACCTCCGAAGGCCGCAGACGCCGGCGAGCCTCGGCCAATCGCTGGTGGCGGACCACCTCCGCATAATCCACCTGGCGGGGGGTCCCCTCCAAGGGCGGCAGTCCTTCCTGTTGGTTCGCCTGGCGGGCCCTTTCGATCCGCCTCTGCCAACCGCGGTCGCTCGGCCGCTGGGTCCAGTCCGCCAGGCGGGCCGCCACGAGTTCCGACAGCGTCATGCCGTGCAACGAGGCAATGGCAGCGTCACGGTCCAGGCAGGGGCGCACCCGGCCATCCCCCGCGATCTCGAACCATACCCGCCGTACCTGGCGCTGCCAGCCGCGGCTTTCCGCCTCATACACGCCCGGCTCTTCGATCCGATACACCCGCCGGCCATTGCCCCAGGCGCTACGCCCCTCCGTGGCCGGATCGAGGAATTGCCGCACGACCTCATATAGGGGATTGGTCCTGCCCGGCTCCAACCGTGCCACGTAGCCCGCCGTATGCCCCGCCCAGGCCTCCGTGATCACCGTGGCCCCCGGCTGGTCGAGGTCGGCTATCCAGTTCATTCTCGCCAGGTGGAATGTCGCCATGCTGGCACTCCCCAAAGAGCTAAGAGCGAAGAGCGAAGAGCAGAGAGCCAAGAGACTAGAATCTGTGTCTCCGCTCTCGGCTCTCCGCTCTTTGCGCCCAAAAAACCCCGCTCCGGCCGGCGGGTGATGAGGCGGGGACAGCGACCCGGCGCGGAGCGGGGCAACGGGCGACCGGCGACCGATGGCATGCATCGCCGGCCATGGGGCCGGACCGCCCGGCCCCGAAAAAGGTAATGGTGTAGCGGGGCCGGCCCGCTCGGCGGAATGGCCGCCGTGAGCATCCCGGGGCCGCGCGGCCTATCGGCCCATTTGGCCGCGCGGATCGAGGGCCGCGGCGGGCACGCGACCCCAAGCCACCACAGCCCAATCCACCAGTTGCCTTCTAACTCCTTCCCCGAAGCTCGGCCTCGG